GAAGCTCGGCAGCAGCTTGGTCAGGCTGGCGAGGATTTCGCCATAGATCGCCTCATAGGACAGTTGCTCGACCACCGTGGGTGGCGGCAAGCGCGACAGATCAACGCTGCTCGAAATGCTGGAGGTGACGGCCATGTCCGCCATGTCGTCGCGACTGGTGCCGGAACGCTACGTCGCGCTTTTGTAGATTGGGTTCCTACAAAAGACCGCATCCGCTCAGGCCGATGCGACAAAGTCGACCAACAGATCGAGCGCCTTGGTTCGCTCGGCATCGGTCAAACCGAGCAGGGTGCGCTTGGCATAGCGCACCGGTTTTGCCTTGGCGGCAGGCTTGTCGCGCAGGCCATCCTGGTGGACGCGCGCAATCTCGGCCGCGCGACCGGTGAAGCCGATCCATGCTTCCTGATCGGTCGCATCGGCGCGCAGGTTCCGGGCGGCACGCAGTTTCCTAAACATCGCGGTTTGGCGGATGCGGCCCTTGCGGCGGAATTTTCCTGCGCCCTTATTCTGTTCCTCGGGCGTGATCGGCAGCCAGCGATCAACCTTGTCCCAAAAGAAGCTGCGAATGCCGCCCGCCTCGATGTCGAAGCCGGTCAACAGCCCGCCCTCATGCACCCAGCTTTTCATGAACACCAAGCGCGGTTCGGGCGCGCCGCGCGGATACAGGAATTTGACGGCGTAGGTGCCGGGGGCAGGCGGCTTCTTTTCCTTGCGCGCGAGGTAGCGCGCGCCGTCCGGTTCCTGCTGGCGCGCGATGCGGGCCGATTGGCTCTTCTGGATCTCGCGCGCCATCCGGCGCAACAGTTTGCGCCGTTCGCCGCTGCCGAGCTTGCGCAGCAGCGCGCCGGCGAGCTGCTCGATCTCGTGGAAATCGTCGTTCATTCGGGAATCGCGAGGATGCTGGGCGGGTTCATCTCCTCGCGCAGCAGCACTTGCCACAGATTGACGCCGCAGACGCCGGGAAAGGCATCGTCGCGCGAGGGTTCGTCGAGGTGCGTTGGCAGATAGCCGCCACCCGCGCGACGCTCCACGCGCACCGCTTCGGTCAATTCCAGATCGATCGAGACGTCGGCCGCGTCGGTGTCGAGGATCTCGCATTCAAAGGAAAACGGCTTGCGCGGGTCGCGTTCGATCAAATCCGGCTGTTGCTCGGCCACCCAAGCGAGGATCGGCACCATCAAGGCATCGATATCGCCCGCATAATCCTGCACCACGACATTGAGCGTGTAGCCATATTCGAACGACAAGGATCCGGCGCGCGCGCTGATCGAGCCCTTGTCGATGTACATCGACAGATTGGAGGGATCGGCCGCAAGGCCGGGCACCACCTTCAGCAGCAACCGGCGCAGGCCCTCGGGCTTTTTCATTCGGGCTTGCCTGAGCAATGTTTGGGGGCGTTCCAGTCGATCAGGCGTTCAAGCTGGCTCCGCAGCCCGGCATAGGCCTTGGCGAGGCGAATGATGGCAGCCCGCGTCGGGCGCGCCATTACGGCGTCGGCTTGGGGGAAACCCTCGGTCGATTCCGGGCAGCGGAGCAGTTCGGCAGGAGGCGTGTCCTTCACGACCACCGCGACGGGCTTGGGGACTTCGGCACGGATTTCACCGGCGTGCCGGGCGCAGCCCGCCAACGTCATTGACAGCATCAAACCAGCTGCCGCCCACGCGATTGCTGTCGTCGATTTCGGCATCGGCTTTCTCCAAGCGTTCGGTTGAATCGCGCGCGGCCTAGGCATCGCGTGCAGCGCGCGCCGCGTCGTCGGCGGACTTTTCGTCATGTTGCGACATGGCGTCGGCGAGCGTCTGTGCCGTGGCAGCATCGGTCTCGCGTTCGAACTTCGCCAGGTTGAGGACGCGTTCGCCGCAGAGCTTGCCTGCTGGATACGCTATCGCCACCAACTTTCCTTTCTTGTCCTTCGCCTCGACCGTGCTGGCGGGGAAGGGGGTTCCCGATGCCGCGCACGTCACCTCGGCGAAATGTGCCAACCGATCACGATCTGCGTGGATCTGGCCGAGCTGGGCGTAGAGCCAGGCACCAAGGGATGCGACGGCGAGCAGCACCAGCCATTCGGTATTGGGTGCGACCAGCCGCCACAGGCCAGCGGCAGCGGATTTGACGATGTTCATTTGGCTACCCTCCCGGTCTTCATCATCGCCTCGAGGCGAAGCGCCCGCGCACCGACCTGACGGTGCCATTTGGACTGTGCCATCGCCGCGGCTGCAGCTTCGTATCGACCAGTACGCACCAGCTCGAGCGTATTGCGGAAGCCGGTCAGGCCGCTCACGCCGTCGCCGATCCCCATGTTGAAGCACATGTTCAGCAACACGCGCTGGCGCACCGGATCGAGCGTCCGCCACCAAGGCAAGCGGCGATCAAGATCCGCTTCGCTGCGGGCAATATCGTTGGCGAACAGCGCATCGGACTGTGCCTGGGTAATGCCATTTTTGATGATGCTGGCGACGGTGATCCCCAATGCGCGGGTCTCTTCTTGCGAAATGCCGACATCGTCGAGATTGCGTCCTTTGCCGACCGAAAGCTTACCCTCGGTGCAGCGGTAGACGCGGAGCCGATCGCCTTCGTCGCGCGCGATCTCGCGGCAGAGATCTGCAAAGCCATAGGTCATGCATCATCCTTTCGGCGCGGGAGCCAGGAGAGGACGCGATCGACCGCATTCGCCGGGAGGGCGGCGAGCGCATCGCTGCAGCTGGCGATGAATTTGGGGGTGGCCTTGAAGGCGATCATGCCGGTGGTGAAGGTGATCGCCTGCAACACGAACGGGTTGATGGTTCCCCACGGCCACACAGCGGACACGAAGCCGCCAGCGAAATAGGAGACCACCGTGCCGACCGCGAGCTGGGTGAAGCGTTCGCGCCAGCTCAGGCCCTTTTCATAGGACAGGCTGACCGCCGCGCCGAGCGCGGCCGGGGTGAGCCCCGCCAGCAGGGCGATGGCGTTTTCGAGCAAGCCGTGCAGATATTTGTCCATCGTCAATCCCACAGCTGGATAAGGGGCAGGGTGCGCGGCGCTGGCGCGGTGCTTTCCGGTATGGTGATGGCTGTGCCGAGCGGCAGGATCGCGCCGAGTTCGGCAAGGCCGGGGTTCGTTGCCAGCAGGCCGGCGAGATCCTCCCCGCCGAAGCCACGTTCGCGCCAGACCAGCGCATCGAGCGTGTCGCCCTGTTGCGCGTAGAGCGTGTCTGACCTGGTGTTGGCCATCAGATCAGCTCGACAAAGGTGCGGGTCTTGCCGCGCATGTCGCGCACGGCATGGATTGCGTCGCGGCGCAGTTCATCGACCGATTGATCGAGGTCGCTCACCTGGCGCTGGCCAGCGCCGGTGAGATCGGTATCGCGGTAGCGCTCGACCAGATCGGCCTTGGCCTGCGCGCCGATCGCGCGGCGATAGAGCACGACCAGGCGGCTCTCCCCGCCGATCTGTGGTGCGGGCACCGCGTCGAGGGTCGTCGCCCCGGCCAATTCGAGCGGCGCGCGCCAGCTTTCGAGGCCATTGCCGATCTCGATCATCGCGCCGAGGATCGCCTCGCGCAGGCGCTCGGGCGTGACGCTATCACGGAGGCGCATTTGCTTGCGAAACAGCACCGGGTCGACGTCGGGAAACCAGCCGTCATTGGTGATGACGGGCTCGGGCGTGGTGTCGAGCGCGGGGATGACCGACGGGGTGCAGACGAAGCCGCTCATAGCAGCAGTCCCGGAAGCGTGGCGGCACCCCAGCCAAAGCCAGCAACGCCGAAGGCGAGGATCGCCAGTGCCTGGCGCAGCGCGACCAGGGCGGCGCTGTGATCGACCGGCAGGAAGGCCAGCATCACCGCCCCGGTAAGGGACAGCAGCGCGCCGAGGCCGATCGCGCAGATGACCAGGAGCGCAAACAGGAATGTCGCCAGGCTTTCGAACATCGTCATCGATCCTTGGCCAACGGGCCTACGGGGGTGAGGATCGAGTCGCTGACGGCCCTCGGCCCGAAGGCCCTCCCGTCGCGCATGATCCGCCCCCGAGCGCCGGGGGCGAGCTGATCAGCCGGTCGTTCCGGCGGTTTCGGTCTTGGGCGGTACAAG